CAAGCTTCAGCAACTTTTTGTGCTTCAGTTTTAGGCTCTACTACTTCCCATTTATAAGTTCCGTCAGATTGCAGAACTTTATCAATAGATCCAGCCATGAAAATGTATGTACTTATCTACTATTGTATCAGACTATTCAGATTTGGCCTCATTTGCTGATGGTAATACTTCACCTTGAACTAAAATATCTCTAAATTCCTCTCTATCAATAACTTGTTGGTCAAATAGTGATGTTAAAGCTGTAATATCTTGTCCAATTAGTCTTTCAATATCAAAATCTCTGCTAATTTTTACTTCTGGTGGTTCGATTCCAACATATTCGGCTGAGAGATTGAAGGCTTTTTGTAGTTTTTGTTCTAATTCCATAGATACCATTGCGAGCATGGAGTTAGTATCTACACGATCTAATCTGCGAGCATCTGCTGATTCTGCAACAAATTTCTGTTGTGATAATGTACTAATTCCTAGAGTAGCCATCTGCATTTGTAGCTCCTTTATTTCAGCAGATTGAGCATCAAAGGCACTGGAAGCTGGTTCTACATAGTAAATTTTATTTCCTGGTTGAGTTGCCATTGCGTAGTTTACGCTGATAGCAAGGTCTTTAGTTTGATCGTCATAACCTTCCATTACGAGCATTGGTTGAGATGCAACGTGCAAACTATGAATTAAATCAGCTTGTCTTTGAAAATGTGCAAGATTTAAATATGCAATATCTAATAAAGGTGGTTTGCTTACTAAATTATCTGTTTTACCTGAATAAATTGTTACTAAAGGTATTTCACCAAGAGAAAAACTACCAGATTCTACTTGTTTATAGTCCTTATCTGCTGATCCAGCTTCAAAACTACCAGCATAATCTCCATCTGAGACATCGTACATTTCTTCAATCTGTTCTTTTTTGCGGAATACTCTGTAACTTCCTGGCTCAATTACTCTTATTTGGTCAAATACTTTTTCTCCGAACTGCCCATCGGGAAGTACAGCTTTTTCACCGATTCTTACTTGTATTAAGTTTCCGTAGTTTGATTCTCTATCTAGTCTCCAGCCATAGAGATTTGTGGGGTCTACTTCAATCCAGTAAGGTCTGCGATTTTGCTGACGTTCTTCGGCTAAACTTACTGCTCCTGATGGTGCAGGATAATCAACAAGAATGTGGCTTTGGCCGTATGTGAGAGAACACATGAGTAATCTTCTGGCATATTCATCTAAGTCTGATTTTCTACCATCTACATCCATCTTGAACATCTCAGTCCAATAAGGATCTCCAGTAAGTGCTATCGGCTTTCTTAATACAAGACCTGTGGCTGCTCTAATTAATCGTTGGGTAAATGGGGAAAATACAGCACGATTTACTCTGGCTAAATAAGCATCGTAATCTTCTCTTGGCTCTAATGGTAAAAATGATTCGCTGTTTGTTCTAAGGTAATCTGTTCCCTCGGTTACAGCCTTCATTATTTCCCAGCCTTTCATCATATCTAAAACAGCCCTTGTTCTAGTAAAAGGACTATCAATACCGCCTACAGATGTAGATGAAACAATATTGGTTCTAATTGGACCTGGAACAGCATAGGTCATTTACGACACCTCCATTTCTTTAAAGCTAACGCTTTTCTAGTAGGTTCACCATTAGGTTTTTTCATGGGCCCTGGCATCCCTGACATTCTTGCACAGAAAGATGCTCGTCTTTTGGCTGCTTTACTGCCAGGTTTTACTTTTCCTGTAACTGGTGCTTTTAGATTACTACCAGTAGCACGATTGTATTTCGCACGACCTTTCGCAGTTAATCCACCAGTTTTAGACTTTTCTCCCCTGCCTACACTTAAATTTACTTGTTTACGTTTTTTTCTCATTTGCCCACCCTTGCCTGTGCTTTTTTATGGGCTTGAGTAAAAGTATCTCCTGCTCTCATTCGCCTTTTCATAAACTCCATATGCTTCGCACTATGATGTTCAGAATGTTTTTCTAATAAATTTTTTTGGCGAGTGGTAAGTTTCACTTCTTTTTCTTTTTTTTCTTAGAACGTAGTTTTTTAAGATCAGCAGCCGTAATCTTATCCCGTGGTGGAGCAACCGCAGCAAGTTTTCGTTGTTTGCTCGAATAAGATCCTTTAGGCATTAGACAGCAGAAGTAATAGCACCAGTTGTTACAAAACTAACTGATACTGTGGAAATGTCTCCAACTGTAGAACTAAACGAAGTTCCTGTAATAATTCCGTTAAAACTTAATTTTTTACTACCTGATGTATCTAAAAATAGGTTAAATGAAGCATCGCCAGAATCTTCAGCAGTTAAAACATCACTAATAATCTCAGCAGTATTATCACCAGATGTTGCAGTGTAAAGAAGATCAACAGTACCAGAACCAGAAATTAAAGATCCTACATACTTTCTTGAAGTATCTCCATGAGCAGTACACTCAAGAGTATCTTTTGTAGTATCTAATGTCCAAGCTGTTGTAGAAGCTATAGCTCCAACTGATCCAGTTCCGTTATCAAATGATACAGAGCCTTCTTCACCACGAAAAAATGCCATGATTCTAAAAAAATTTTACTTATAACAATATATTACCTTGAAACTGCAACTTTCACAGTTATTTTTTCTTCTTTTTTCGTCTATGTTGATAACTTATCTTCTTACTACCAGTTTTTTCACGTTTAAATCGTGCTTTTTCGGCTGATGACATCTCTCCAGTAGTCTTAGGTGTCTTACTTGATACACGTTTACTGGGTCTACAAGCTGGATAGCCTCGTTTTTCACCTTTTGATCGGCCACAAGGTTTACCAGTTTTGACATCTACCCATTTCTCTTTGAACCAACGGGTTAGACCACCACTACTTCTTGCCACGTTTCTTAGTGCCTGAACGATAAGTACCACCACGCTTTTTGTACTCTCGTACAAGCCATGCGTTAGCGTAAGCCGAAGGATAAACAGCAAATTTACGTTTAGCCTCTGCTTTTACCCTAGAGTATAACGCTTTATTTACAGGAACATTCGCCACGCTTTTTACCTCCCTTCTTTTTCTTCTTCTTTTTCTTAGTTGTAGAATGATACATGATAAGAATTAGGTAGTTCTTAATATATTCTAAACGAAGTTTGGCCTAATGTCTCTGGTTTGGCAAGGTTAAATTGTTGTAAACATAGATAACCAAAAGCGTCAAAAGCATGGTCAACGCCTAAATTTTTGTTTGGTAAACCTGTATTCGGTGCATAAGTTAAAGTTCTAAGTGCTTTTATCAATTCTTTACAACGTGGGTGGATAAATGTTCTGCGATCTCCATTTGCATCATATAAAGCTGTGTTGACAGCAGTTATTTTATCTCTGATCTTCCAAGGAGATTTTGGACTCATAACTGTAAATCCACTTCTTCTGAGAATATTGTGGTCCGTAACTCCAACTCCACTTGTTTTTCTTGCACTACCCGTTGGGTCAGGACAAGCAATAATTCTTCGATCTACCCCATATCTTCTAGTAACTTCTTCAGCAAAATCCCAAGTTGTTGCTCCACCCGTCAACATAATCTCGTCAAACACATAAAGGCAGTCGTTATGCTTGACCGCACAAATTCCTGCCATCGGATCTACGTTAAAATCCAATCCCAAAATTAAAGGTAACATTTGTAAATCTTGAACTTCGCTACTGATATTGTCATCGTTGAAACTGACCGCTACTAATCCTGTAAGATTTTCAAAACTTGCCTCAAATTCTTGCTTAAATGTTCTGCTATCTAATTGGGCTTTCGCAGCTTCTACTTCTTCTGCTGGAACATTGCCCCCATCTATTGTAGTAAAACTCCATCTCTTCCAATCTCCACTTTCATCTTCTGGAACGTAGCACCATAAATCGTAAAACCAGCTTGCCGTGCCATCAGGTGTTGAAATGAATAACGCCCACCCCTGTTTATCTGCAAGGGCTGGTCGGATAACTTGAAACCAGACATCAGAATCCATAAAAGCTGCTTCGTCTAGTACAACACCAGCTAAACTTCGACCTCTCAATGTGGTTGCGTTTTCTGTTCCTTTTAGTTCGATAAGTGAACCATTTATAAGTTCAATCTTTAAATCGGTTTCGTTTTTGCTTTTTACCCAAGAAGTTGGTACTAATTTTTTAAGTTCCTTCCAGGCAATGTCTTTTGCCATGCGATATGTAGGAGCACAGTAGAAATATGTTTCGCCTGGTCGTTTGATCGCAGCATTTACAAGTTCAATACAGGATAAATAAGATTTTCCGAATCTTCTGCCAGCTACTAGGACTCTAAATCTGTTCTTTGCGTTGAACACCTCCCCCTGGGCCCATCGCAATGTTAACTTTTCTTTTGCTTTTACACTCATGTAATACAAAATAACCCTAATTTTAATTTATTTTGTAGTTTTTATCGACTAATTTGCTATTTTAAGGTTATTATTCAATTAATAACATAAGTTTCAGTCCGTGACAGAAGCAATCTTACAAAATTTTGACGATAGATCCGTTCCAAAGAAAAGAAATCCTGGTAGATCGCCAGATATGGTTATAGAACAGAGGAGACAAAGGTTATACAAAAGACAGTTAGAGGGTTTGCCAGCAAGACATCTGGTTTTGGAACATTCTTCTAGAGAAGGGGTTTGCGTTAAGACCGCATGGAACGATTGGAAGGAAGTGACAAAGTGGAATGAAGAGGATTGGCAGAAAGATAGAGAGAATATGATAGCTAGACTTCAAGCTATGAGAGTTAGACTTTTTGACAAGGCTTGCAAAAAAGGTCAGTTTCAGACTGCTGCTCAAATATTAGATTCATTAGGTAAAGTAGTAGGGGAGAGTGTGGAGACTGTAAACATAAATGCTCCAGAACTAGCTATACGAATAGAAAATCAAAAAGATAGTTGACACTATTGTAGTATTGTACTATAATAAATAATGTAGAAGGAAATAATTTTTAGATTTATCAGTAGGTTCAGGGCTCTCTGCTGCTGCCTGTCGCATTTTGCAACTACTCCCCACTAGGTAGGAGATCGGGACAGCCTGGGGAGATCGGGAAAAGAAAAACCCAATACACATATTTTTTTTTTGTTTTACATTTTTCTTACATCACATTGTCGTTTTTTGCCCTGGAGAATTTACACAATATCAACCGCACCAATAGATAATAAAAATTAGTAATTTACAATACAACAAGAAAGAAAAGAAAAAACCCAAACAATAATAATTAATTTCTAATAATAATTTTTTGCATAAAAAAAAACCCTATCTTTTACAATAGGATTAATTAATTTTTTAATTTTGTTTAGTACTTTCTATTTTTAATAATAGTAGTAACTTTATAATCTAGTTCAGCTATTATAATTACTGAACTAACAACTAATAGAGAATCAATAATAAACATAATTATTTTTCTTGTAATTTAAAAAATAATTTTAGTTGTTTTTCTCCATTGTAAAAACTTGTTTTACTTCCTGATAAAGAAATACTTTTTGGTGCTTTCTCTATCCATTTTAAAATTTCAGAATCCATAATTAATAATTAATCAATAAGTACTTCCTGGTAAAACTATTTTTAAAATGTAATTGATTATCTGTTGCATACATAAACATATAGTTGTTTATGTTGTTTTTAAAATCAACAGATTTTTCTTTTGCAATTTCAAAAGCTAGTTTTGGATTATCAAAAAATTTGTGGTTATACTTCATAATCTTATTTATTTTGTAAGTAAACAGAGTATGAAGATAGGACAGAATCTATTTTATTAGTTCTTTCTTCTAAACTTTCTTTTATGTTGTTAGCAATATGTGAACCAACACCAGTAAAGAAAACTAGTGACAATAAATAAATAGTTAATACTTTCATTTTTTTTGATAGGAAGTTGTAAAAAATTTTTCTTCCTTACTATTAATTATAAGCAATAAAAAAGACTACTAGTGTAATACAGTAGTCTTACTGTAACAATACTTAATATTTAATTTAACTTACTTATTCTCTTTTTTAAATTCTTCATAACTAATAAGGTATTCATCCTGTTTATTTAACCATCTTCTCATTTTATTACTATGTTTTGGGTTATCCTGGATTAATTCAATAATACTGTAATTCTTATGTTTGTAACCATCACTTTCATCAAATAATTTTATAAATCTTTCTAGTTCATTTTTGTAATTATTAATCTGATCTATTCTATATTGTATATCATAAGAACTAGCTTTTATTTTTCTCCATTTTTCTAACTCCTGGACATTATCCTCATATCGTTTTACATTTAAATTATGTATAACTTGATAATCTATTTTTTCAGATTTTAATATTTTTTCCGACTTTCTATTTTTAGCACTTTCTGAAATAATAACATCACATACAAATTTATCTATATCAAAATAATTATCTTGAGAGTGACAATAAAAATAAATTCTGTTTTCTTCTGTTTCACTTTCTGGTTTTTGATGATATGCCATCAATTTATAATCTTCATATGGTAAAACAGAATCTATATTATTATTAATTTTTTTCATAAGATTTTTATTTAATATTTTTCCTTTACTATTTATTAATGTGTTAAAAACACAATTTTTCAATTTTATTATTGTTTCATAATATGCAATGTGATAACTAGCAATCATTGAAACATCAATTTTTTTAAGATATTTTTGTTTTTTCTGTTCCTGGATAAAGTCAGCGTACGGACTTGAGATTAAATTTGACATAATAATTTTTGATAGGGTTTTAAAAATTTTTCCCTTGACTAGAATATTACTTTAGATATTATTTAATGTCAATACTATTTTATCTATTATTTTATAAACTCTATAATTATATCTGATATTTCCTTTATCTAATTTAATTACTTTTAATAGTGAAGTCATTATAAATAATAGTTCAAATGTACTAAAAGTTACAGTAACTTTCTTGCTATTACTGAAAATATTGATGATTTTTGACATTTTTTACAAAAAATAAACGATATTTTCAACTTAACGTAAGTTCTATTAAAGGGCAATTAAAGGCCAAAATATGAAAATGAAAATTTTTTTTGTTGCATTAATGATAAGACTACTGTAATATAGTAAGGCCAACAGTAATTCATCTAACCAAAAATGAAAACAACTGAGAATTTCTCACCCCAGGTCTTAATAATCGGATCGGGAACCATGTGTGAAAATGATTGTAGGATTCATGAAAATTGGATCACCAGATACAACATTTTTAATCAAGTACGCTTTGACAGTGCTATTAAAAAAGGTAAAAAATGTGATCTAATCGTTTTTAAAGCAATAGATCATTCAGGAACCAGAACTGTTTATGAATGTCACATAAACAAAAAATTTGTATCAATGCCTCTAAACATCTTTAATGATCTAGGGTTATATATATGGAATAATTATTTTAGACCTGATACTCAAGATACAAAAATTCATTTATTCTTATCTCAAACAGATCCAGGGTTAGGAATAATTCTACCCCAGGATAATAAGGATAACGGCTTTTCTTTTAGACAAGTAAATCCAATAAAAAGAATTTATGAATTAGAAAGAAGAAAAGAAGAAAACGTAAAACTAAATAATAATGATTTATTTGGTGAGGATATATTGGGGTATTCAATATGAACTACTCAATAAAAGAAACAGAAATAAGACTTCCAAGTTATTGGGGGTCATTTCTTATTAATGGAGATTCATCAGGATTAGAAAATTATGAAGAATCTCTTATTCATTCAACACTTGAATGGGCTGATATATCTTTATCTAACCATCAATGTGTAGATATGAAAGATGATGAAAGTTTTGAATATTCCTACATTCCAGGATTATTAGCAGGTAATTATTCAACATATATATTTATCAATAGACCAACAGTTAAAGCAAAAAAATGAAAAAAACTAAAAAATCTAAAAAACCATGTTTTGAAGATGTAATAGTTGAATTAAATTACTCTAAAGCAGTTAGAAATCAAATGAAATTCAACGATAAATACACCATTGGTAAGGAATGGGACGAAGAAACAATTTTTCATGCAGCCCAGTTTTGTAAGGTCTTTCATAATAAGACTTTAAATCCTTATGTTATCCAAAAGTTTCTTGATGAGTTCACAAGAACTGCTGGATTTGAAATTGATTACTAGGAGATTAATTGAAAATGAAACTAATTAATGAAGTCTTAAAAGACAAAACTGAACAGGGTCACACTCTTGATATATATATCAAAGAAACACCTCATTCAAATACAACACCCCAAAAATGGGTAGATGATAAAACACATTTATATGTTGTTGTTTTTCATTTTACAAATGTTAAAAACCCTGATTATGGTCATTCCTACTATATAGATACTATTATCAATTCCAGTAATAAAGGATTATGCCTTAATGGGGGTAGATGGAATTATGAAAGTATTAGTGAAGAAACTTTTGAAAGAGTTAAGAACTTTCTTAAGAAATTTGTATTGACTAACCAGTTAAATATAGAACATTCCAAAGTTAGATATTTAGATGAAAGCTACATATATAGCTATGGGGGTAAATGGATTTAAAATGGATAGAAAAGAATTTAGTTACTACACACCAGAAATTAAAAAGTGTTTATCAAATCATTTTAAAATTTTTGGTTTCTATCCTAAGTACATAAGGTTATACAGAATTTCTGGAATACCCTGTGACTTGTCTGTTAAACACATTAAAGGGTTTTTAGATGGATAGAAAAGAAGCTATTAATTTAGCCTTAACTTTATTTCGTCAAGATTTAGATAGAAATGATGTAGTTAATACATTAATGAAATCTAACATTCCAGAATCTACTGCTTATAGATATACCAAAAAAGCCTATGAACAGTATGAATGGGAAATGGATAAAGAGCAAAGTCCAATTAAGTGTTTAGAACTTAAAGCCCTGGACACCATATATAAGGCTATGAAATGGGCAGAGACTAACAACGAACCAGAATTGGCTGTTAAATATGCCAATTTATATATTACTAACAAAAAGAGGTTAAAAAAATGAAACTTACTAAAGAACAACAACAAGAATCCCTAAGATGGGATGCTGATGTTGTTATGGAACAAATCCAAATGCGAGAAAGCAGCCACAGAAGAATGTCAGCTTTAGTTGAATATCAACTTGCATATCCTGACATGACTATTAGAGAATTTTTTGCTATGGCAAGCGAAGATGACGATGAAGATGAAGAGGAGGACTTTTAATGGCTGATTACCAATTTACTGTTACACAAACAGGAATCATTTGTGTTGAAGCTGACTCTGAACAGGAAGCTAGAGACATATTGGAAGATTCCATACACCACTTCTACGTTAGAACTGATAATGGTGAAGTACCAGCAGATGATACCTGGCAAGTTGGTGAACTATATGACATTATCGAGGAGGAAAACTAATGCCTTTCTACGAAGTAGACGTAAGAAAAAGAAGCTGGGATTTTTACCTTCTCGAAGCTAACAGTCGAAGAGAAGCAGAAGAACTCTTACGCAAAGCTCTCAGCACTGGAAACATGGACGGCATCAAATTTGATCGCACCGTTACTCACGACCCAGTAGTTGCTGACGCAGTACAAATATCACCAGAAGGTGATTATTACATTTTTGATAACGGAACGAGGTTATCTAAATCTAACTTTAGAGGGAACAAGGAGGAAAACTAATGAACATTTCACTTAATGAAAAAGAATATCGAGAACTAATCGAATTAATTTATTGGGCAGTTCTTAGAGAGAATATTAATTACAATGATGATTTTAAAAGTATGTGTAATGCTGTGAGAACATCAGATGGTTCATCTGTAGAAGAGTGGGATCCACTATTCTCTGAAGATTTTACGGAGGATGACTAATGACTAAAGCAATTATTAACAAACATTCTTTTTTTAATTGGAGATTTGTTGGATGTAGTGGAGATTGGGAAAGCTTTGAAGAAGCTTATGGATATAGTCCACAGTTTTTAATCGAACCAGAACCACATATCCAAACAGTATCCTGGGATGAAATTTTTTATGATTCAGGTATGGTAAATACCAGTTTTGTTGAAAATTGGGAAGATTTCGATACACCAAAAAATAGAAAAGAATATGGTAATGATCTATGGGATTACGATTGCGTAGAGATAGAAGCATTACAACTTGGTCAAATAATAGGTGATATAGATTGGTCTGATGAAGACCCATATGCTACGGAGAAAAACTAATGGATTCTTTTTTACACAATCATCAAGCTGCACTTGATAGTCAAAGAGAGGAAGCTGCAATTAACTGGAGATTTCCCGAACCAGATATAGAAGATATTGTGGAAGATGAAGAAAACTTCCCTGCTGAAAATGACGAACCATCAGATTTTGAAATGATGTCCTCGTTTGGTACTGTCTGGCATGATTGGTTATGATTATAGTTACTGATCTAAGCGGTAAAAAACGCTATTTCACTGAAAAAGAATTTAGTGAATACAAAAGAATATTTGAAGAATATAATCCTATGACGGGTTATACACCAAAATCAAATAGTCCTATACAAACCAGGAGATTATGATGACTAACTACCCAAGTACAATGGACAATGAATTTCACGATTGGCTAGATCAATGCCCAAATAATTGGGTAAGATTAGCTGTTGATAAAGATTCTTCTACTTATATGTTTTATAAAAAAGATGATGATGATTTAAACGACTGCTAACTCTTTTATCTGTTCCTGGAACTTCATACAACGTTCCATAAAACATATTTCACTAGACCGTAGACTGAGACTATCCAATAGTTTTAGCTGCGGTTTTCCACTTCTACGAGCTATACAAACTAAAGCCTGGGTACATTCAATACCAGTTAATTTTCTTAGTGCATAATTATACGCTCCAAGTTGGTGACAATAGTTAATTAACATTTCATCACTTCTGACTTCTTTAGACGTTTTCCAGTCACATATAGTTAACTTTCCATCAATATCTATTAAAGCGTCACAAGTACCAGCATATCCATAATCCTTATCATAAATACTAAATTCAACACTATGAATGGCCGTTACACGTTCCAATATGAATGATCGTAAACCTCTGGCGTAGCCTGACGCACTCCAGCTAACACGAGGTGAGGTTTCGGCTGCTTTTGATAATGCCCATTGCGTAACTTTTGTTGGGCAACGCTCCAATTCATCTGACCCTGTTCGCCAAATACCTCGCTTGTTTGCATTATGTCTGGAAAGTTTCGCTCCAGTTTTAAGTAAGTATTCTGCATGAGCGTGAGCAAGTCTCCCCCTCTCGCAAGCCATATCTCTTTCATCTGCTGATCCCTTACGTTCAATCCATCGTTCCAAAGCATCTTTTTGTTCCTGGGGTGCGGTTTCTTTTAAAATATGGGTAACTGAATGATATATATTATTCTTTCCATCTTTATATATTCTATGTGGATATATAGTGCCTGAATCATCACGCTCCAAAGTCCAGCGTCTTAGTCCTGCTAACGCTCCATGTTTTTGTAATGACCCCATTAGTGGCTCGTAGATATACGTTCCCATT